ATGAAAAAGAATATTCGGTTGAAAAGCAGTATACTAGCTCTTGTAGCTGGTTTTAGTGTTATTGCAACACAAGCTGTTTTGGCAGATGAATTAGCTGTCCAAATTATGGGAGTTAATGATTTCCATGGTGCGCTTGATATGACGGGGACAGCGCGATTGGAAGGGGAAACAGTTCGTAATGCAGGAACTGCCGCTTTACTTGATGCTTACATGGATGATTCACAAGCAGAATTTGAAGAAACAGCAGCAGAAACAGAGACACCTGCAGAGTCTATCCGTGTTCAAGCTGGGGATATGGTTGGTGCAAGTCCATCGAATTCTGGACTTTTGCAAGATGAACCAACTGTAAAAGTCTTTAATAAAATGGATGTTGAATACGGGACTTTGGGGAACCATGAGTTTGATGAGGGACTTGATGAGTATAACCGTATCATGACTGGTGAAGCTCCAAAAAAAGGTCAGTTTAATGAGATTGTAGATAATTATACTCGTGAAGCTGCTAAACAGGAGATTGTTATTGCTAACGTTATTGACAAAGAAACGGGTGAAATTCCGTATGGTTGGAAGCCCTACGCTATTAAGACTATTCCCGTGAATGATAAGGAAGCTAAGATTGGCTTTATTGGTGTAGTTACGACAGAAATTCCTAATCTTGTTTTGAAGAAAAACTATGAGCAGTACACTTTTTTGAATGAGGCAGAGACGATTGCTAAATATGCGCGTGAGTTAGCTGAAAAAGGTGTAAATGCGATAGTTGTACTGGCTCACGTTCCAGCTACAAGCAAGGATGGTGTGGCTGCTGGTGAAGCAGCAGATATGATTGCTAAGCTAAATGAAATCTATCCTGAACACTCAGTTGACCTTGTATTTGCTGGTCATAACCATGTCTATACAAACGGTACAACGGGCAAAACCTTGATTGTTCAAGCTACCTCACAAGGTAAGGCTTACGCAGATGTTAGGGCTGTTTATGATACAGATATTGCCGACTTTAAAGCTGTTCCGACTGCGAAAATTATTGCAGTAGCACCAGGGCAGAAAACACCAAGTCCGGAAATTCAGGCAATTGTAGATGAGGCAAATACCATTGTTAAAAAAGTAACAGAGCAAAAAATTGCTACAGCTAGTCAAGCGACAGATATTTCACGCGAAGTGAATGAATTTAAAGAAAGTGCTGTAGGTAATCTAGTAACATCGGCTCAATTAGCTATCGCTAGGAAATCGGGTTATGATGTTGACTTTGCAATGACAAACGATGGCGGGATTCGGGCAGATTTGAAGGTCCAAGAAGATGGAACAGTTACTTGGGGAGCAGCACAGGCTGTTCAACCATTTGGGAATATCCTACAAGTCGTTCAAATGACCGGTGAGCAGATTTATACAGCCTTAAATCAACAATATGATGAAGGTGAAAAATATTTCCTTCAAATGTCTGGAATTAAATATATCTACACGAAGGCTGACAATCCAACGGAAGAAAATCCTTATAAGGTTGTTAAAGCCTTCAAAGAAGATGGGACGGAGATTGTTCCGACAGAAACCTATACACTTGTCATCAACGACTTCTTATTTGGTGGTGGGGATGGCTTCTCGATTTTCAAAGAAGCTAAACTGATTGGTGCTATCAATCCAGATACAGAAGTATTTGTGGAGTACTTGACTGATTTAGAAAAAGCAGGTCAAACCATTAGTGCAACAATTCCAGGTAGAAAAGCATTTGTAGAGAAGTACGTAGAAGAACCAAAAGCAGAAGAAAAAGAAGATAATGCTGGGACAACTACTGATGTGAAAACACCTGAGAAAGCAAATGACGGTGGCGATAGTGTAACAAATCAGAAAGCAACCGAGCAACCGGCACCATCTGGAGGTATGGCTCCTATTTCAAATAAGAAAACTGAAAAAGCATCAGGAAATCAAACACTTCCAAATACCGGTCAAGAAGCCCTAGGCTCACTTCTTATTAGCTTGGGTGGCTTAGTTTCACTCGGAATGGCTGTCTCAGTGAGACGTAAGGAAGGGGAGTAGGAATCAAGCATAAAAACGACAAACTTTCGAAGTACATTCTAGAATTACTTCTTTTAGAGACTATCATGAGAGAAATGCATAAAAATAATAAGTATTTCATCTTAGAGTAAGTTCTGCTTTTTTGTAAAAATTTGAAAAAACTTACATAACCTTGCTCTTGCAATCTGCTCTCTTCTGGGGTACAATAGAGAAGCAGACTTCCCTTAGTTAAATGGATATAACAAATTCCTCCTAAGAATTAGTTGCAGGTTCGATTCCTGCAGGGGAGATGAAAATACAACAAAAACCCTTGATAAACAAGGGTTTTTAACTTTCTCGCCCCAAATCCGCCCCAAATTTTTCCATTAAATTTCTGACTTTGTCGAATGATTCTTCTTGTTTTGCCTTGAATAAGTGCGAATATGTTTTCAATGTTTCGGTCGCATCCTTGTGTCCTACTAACTTGGCAATGGTCACAACGTCCACGTCATGATAGATTAGCCAGCTAACGTAGGTATGACGTAAGCCGTGTACATTAAATGTTTGACGTGTCTTTTTCTTTAAAATTTTATTTTCGCCAGTCCCTGTCAATTTGGTAAACAATCTTTTATCTGGATTGTCTATATATCCAACTTTCATGTACTCGTCGTATGCTTTCAGCCACTCACTATCAAATGGCACATCTCGTTCTGATTGCGGATTCTTAGTAGGTCCCCAACCTTTCTTCTTTCCGTAAACCTTGTAAGTCCTGCGGATTCGTAAACACATATTTTCGCGGTCAACGATAGGCTCTGTAATGCCTGCTGCTTCCGAGAAACGAAGTCCGGTTTTTCCGATAGTGTACAGGAAGAAGTGGGACTGGTACTTAATTGTCTTTCGATAATCTGTGATTACTTGTTCGTATTCATCAAGTTCCAAGTACTTATCCTCCTCTTTCTTGGATTCGACATCGGAGAAAATCTTGACAATTTCGGTAAAATCTTTTTTTAAAATCCCTTGGTGGATAGCAACTTTAATTGCTGCTCTTATATGCGAATTGAACCTTTTGACACTATCTTTCACATAACATTTTGCCAGTTCGTTTATAATGTTTTGATAGGAAGTAGCGTTTATTTTCGAGAGTTTCGTTTCGTGAAAGTATATAGTAATCAGTTTAAGGGTATATTCATATTTACCAAATGTTTCTGGTCCGACATGAGGCTTCTTGTGGACAAGCATCCATTTTTCAAAGTATTCAGCAAGGGTAATGTTCTTATCTTCCACAATGCCGTTGGACAGCTCAATTTCAGCTTGGGATGCTGCTTGAACAGCCTCTGCCTTGGTTCTATATCCTGACTTAGATTTCTGCTTATATGAGCCGTCTGGGGCTTTATATGAGATACGGTATTCCCATCCGTTATCCCTTTTTCTAAAATATGCCATTGATTTACCCTTTCTAATTTGATAAAATGGGTATAGTAAAGAGACCTACTGCAAAGCAGGTTTTTACTATACGGAATTACCCTACACTCAAGCTTTGGTCGGCGGAGAGTGTGGGGATTTTTTTGTTATTCGATATCTAATTGCAAGACTTCTTTGATTTTTGCTTTTAACTTGTCCAAATCTGTCTGGTCGAGTTGGTAGGCTGGTTTGTAGATTTTCTGGAATAGTGCCTTTCCTGATTTGTCAGTGAGGGGAACTCCAGAGGAGTCTACTTGCTTTTTGGTCTTGTAGATGATTTTGCGTTTGTCAATTTCTTGTATTTTTCGGACATAGGCGTAGGCTTTGGGTTTTGATGGTGTGTCTTGGTATTTGGTATTATCCAGCGTGATACCACCTCGGTACTTTTTACCTGCTTTTTTACCTGTTAATGGTACAGCCAAGAGTGTGCCGTCTGTTTTATCGGGCGGTGTCAGAATGATAGCGTAGTGCTTGCCGTAAAATTCATTTCCGCCTTTTTGTGTGAAATTGACAAGGTAGACTTCTCCTTGTTGGAATGTCATGGTAACTCCTTGATAAAAAATAAGGTGCACTTAGAAAAGTACACCAGACTGTTTGTCCTTGACGAACAAGGCTTTATAAATAAATATCGTATCCTTGACGAACAAGGCTTTTGACTAACCTCATTATACCAAAATGAGTGAAATAGTCAAGGATATTTATTTCTGGTGTTGAATTTACCTCTCCCTATACACCTCCACGACTTCGCCGATGGTTCGGAAGTCGGTGTCTGCTGTGATGGGGATGTTGTCATAGTCTGGGTTCAGGCTGTGGAGGTAGGCGCCTTGGTCTGTGATACGGAGTTGCTTGATGTAGGCGTCGCCGTTATAAGCGAATACTCCGATGTCGCCGTCAGATAGGTCTACAGATAGTTTGACGAATATATAATCGCCTGAGTGGTATTCTGGTTCCATGGAGTCTCCGTAGATAGGGACAACGAAGTCAGCGTCCACTTCAATAGGTAATTCGATTGTTTCGACCTTTACATCATTCAGATACTGACCTGTGCCAGCGGAAGCGGGTTGGTCGTAGTAGTTGTAGGTGTGGTAGGTGGCTTGCAGTTCGCTCACTGTATTTTCTTTTGCCTGTTCGCTCAACAAACGCTCTCCGTGGCTTATCCATGCGCTGTGACGTGGCTCTTTAAGTTCTTGGTCTAAATATGCCACCTTGTCCGAAATCTGCTCTACGAGGCTGTTAGGGGCTGTAGTGGGGGTGTAGGATTTACCAAACATCATAATTTGCGGATCAATTCCAAAGAAATTTGCCAATTCTTCAATTTCCTGTATTTTGGGAGAACGTGTTCCTTTTTCCCACTTTGAAATGGTTGATTTTGTTTTTCCTATCTTTTCTGCTAACTGTTCCATGGTGAGAGAGCTTGCTGTTCTGTATTGTTTAACCATTGCAGGAAAAGCAATTTGAGTATCCATACTGTGTCCTCCTTTTTTTCTTCATTATATAATCATGTTTACATTTTGTCAACAAAAACGATAACAAGATATTTTCAAAAAAGTTGACTTTTTTAACACAAAAGTGTTGACAAAAAGGAAACAAAGTCGTATACTATAATCAAGGTTAAGGAATTAACCCCACCAAAACTAAAAAAACAGGAGGTACAGCCAATGGCAAGACACGAAAAAAAGCCTAAACGCAGAGAAATCGAATTTGACATTCAATTCTTCTGGTTTAGACTTCGAGTAAAATACTTAATCGAGTGGTAGCTTGATTAAGTAGGGGGGCAGGAGCCTCCCTCCCTCGTAAGAGGGATAGGTATAGTGTACCACATTGGCTGTACTTCCCGCAAGGAGTATCTTATGAGTTGGAAAAAAATTCTCTTTGGTAGTTATGAAAAGACCTTTGTCAGTCAGGATGGCAGGGCAAAGACGACTATCTCTATCAAGGGTGGATTGTTGCTTAATCTGTTAGCACTGGTCGGGCTGGTTGGCTTGATTTGGTGGCTGATTGGTCTATTTACATAGAAAGGAGTGATGGTTATTGCAAACATTGTTGTATGGTTTGCGTAAAGAAAGAAATTTAACGCAAGAAGAAATGGCTGACAAAATTGGTATTTCTGAAAATGCGTATCGTCAGAAAGAAAAAGGGCAACGACCTTTTACACAAGACGAAATGTTTTTCTTGGGTAAGTTTTTTAACAAACCTATTCAAGAAATTTTTTTACCAAGAAAGTCACCAAAACGGTAACAAACACACCAGCTCTGCTATTTACAGAAAGGAGAATGATATGATTATCAAAAACTACACAAACAATGGAGAAAAGATCAGCTATACAGTTGAATGCGAGGGTTTGACGCTAGATGTGGTGCATACTCGTGCTAGCCAGTGGAAGTGTGATGTGACAGATGTTGACGACTTTCTGCGGCAGGTTTCAAATAGTAACGTTGCTAAGGCGGACATGGTGGAGCGTTTCGTAGATTTTCAGTCTGATCTACTACTAAATGGGGTGAGCTTTGAGTTTGACAATTAGAGAATCCATTTTAGAAATATGCGGGGTCAAAGAGGTTTTTGAAGTTCCACAGACTCTAATGACAAAGCTGTTCAGCCCTGAGCAGTCTGACTTACTCGCTCGCATTGCTATCATCTATGGCGATAGGCAACTGGACCAGTTCCGCGACTTCTTTCAGGAAGAGGGGGCTGACCGTAAAAAGTTGAAACAGGACTACACGCCTGATGGTGTGGCGGAATTGCTGGCGAGGGTGTCCAGAAGTGGCAAGAGCTTAGCGGACATCTGTGCAGGTACGGGCAGTCTGACCATCCAATATCTGAACCATCATCCAGATGTGGAGTTTGTGAGGTGTGAGGAGTTTTCGGCAAGGGTGATACCGTTCTTGTTGATCAACTTGGCTATTCGCAAGATTGATGCCGAGGTGATCCACGGCGATAGTCTGACCAGAGAGCACTTCAACGTATACGCTATTAGGGATGGGGTTATCCGTCAGATAGACAGCCCGACCGATAGGAAGGTGGATGTGGTTATCTCCAACCCTCCCTACTCAATGGCTTGGACACCTATCAGTGATGAACGCTTTGACCGTTATGGTCTGGCACCTAAGACCAAGGCTGACTTTGCTTTTCTCTTGCATGGGTTTCATCAACTGGAGGAAGACGGGACCATGTCTCTCATCCTACCGCATGGTGTGCTCTTTCGTGGAAACAGTGAGGGAACCATTCGCCAGCAGTTGCTGGAACATGGAGTGATTGATAGCATTATCGGTCTAGCACCTAACCTGTTTCTGAATACAGGTATCCCAGTTGCGATTTTGCTCTTGAGAAAGGGGCGAAGTCAGAAAGATGTATTCTTTGTGGATGCCAAGGATGAATTTACCAAGGGCAAAGCACAGAACAGTTTGGATGTGGAGCATATCAAGAAGATTGCTGCGGTGGTGTCCTTGAGAATGACAACAGAGCGTTTTTCTTACCTAGCTGACTGGGAGGAGCTTGTCGAGAATGGGTTCAACTTGAATATTCCCCGCTATGTCGATACTTTCATCCCTGAAGAAGTTCAACCTTTAGGGGTCATCTTGAGGGAGTTGATAGAGATCGACAAGGAAATTGCTGAAACGGAGCGAGAGTTTGCCAGATTGTTTGGGCAACTGGTGGCGACAGATCCAACCGAGCAGGAAGAACTGGAAAACGACCAGCAGTTACTGTCTAAGTATGTGGACAAGCCTAGCCTTTCCGAGTTAATCAAAGAAGAAAGCGAGCAATTAACATTATGGTAATGAAATTAGTCAAAATTACAGAACTAGCAAGCATAGAACGGTCGAGTGGCAAGGTTTATCCCGCTGGCTGTACCTTGATACAAATTAGCGCGACGAGAGGGCAAGTACTTTACCATGCTGAAGAAAAGGAAATCCCAAGTCATTACGCTGTATTTTTGCCGAATGACAAGGTGTTGCCCAAGTATCTCTATCATGCTATTTCTTACCAAGCAGGGCGTTTCATCTATACAGTCCAGACGGGACTAAATATCCAGATGGGTACCCTGAACGAGATGAAGCTGAAAATCCATACGGACTTGGAGAAACAAGCGGAAATTGTAAGGTATCTGGATGTGATTGAGAAGATGGAAGCCAAGGAAGAGACAATCATAGAATTATTAAAACAAGCAAAGCAGGTACAGCTAAGTAAGATGTTTGTGGGCTGAGTGTACAGCTCTGCTATTTACGGAAAGGAGGAGGGGATGGAAAAACTAGCAGCTATCGGAATTGTCTTACTTGTCGTTTTCGCGTTTAATGCTCCGCTTTTTTACTATCTTCTTGAGGATTTTGGGGAAAGTGATGAAGAGCGGGAATGCGATGAATGTGGAAATTAAACTGAATTGTTCTTCTGTCAGGACACTCAGCAATCCAATCCCTAACAACACAGTAAAGAGAATATAGACAATATCAAAATGAATATCGTCATCATTTTTGAGGATATATTTCAGGAAGTCGACGATGAAAAAGGCGGACACTCCTGATAAGGAAAATGATACGAACATGACAAAAAGCACTTTTGTTCCATCAATGCTTTTCAGGGTATTAATAGCTGGGTTTTCAACTTGGGGTACAGAAAGATACAAGAATGAGAAGAAAATAATCAATCCGATGCTCGAAATATTTTCGACCGTAAATAGGTATTTAATTAATTTTTTCATAAAGATATTATACCAGATTTTGCAACCAAACTAGAAAGGAGAAAAACATGAGACCGAAACGTTATCCGTATAGCGGAAAATTAAAAGCCTCAACTATGGATATAGTCAAGGCTTGGGAAAAAGCTTATTCAGCATATCGTGTCAAAGGTCAAAAAAGGCAAGAAAAGGCTGAACAAGAATTAGATAAAGCTACTCAGAGGCTTTGTCAGCTATATCATTGAGTGTCTTTGCTGCTTTTTCAGTTGCAAGTCGATCAACTTGCATACCTTTAGCAGCTAACAACTTTTCAATGACATCAATAATAGCGGTAGTTGCAACATCAGCTGGATTTTTCTCAATGTACTCAGCAATTAATTTGTAACTAGCTTGTTTAAGACTTTCAAAGTCATTCATACACTAATCCTCCTTTTCTTGTTGATACCACAATTATATCACGGGAGAGGACCTAACCAAACTAGAAAGGAGAAGAGGGATGAGACCAAAACGTTATCCGTATCAAGGAAAAAAAGCTTCGACCACAGAAATAGTCAAAGCTTGGAAAAAAGATTGTTTAGAAATTTTACAAAAGCAGATAACTTCTATTGAAGAGAAGTTAGCGCTACTTTATAACGAGTGAACCGCCATGCTCAATGACAGTATATCCACTCTTCTCTAATTCTTGAATTATTTCTTCAACAGGCATCGCATAGAGTTTTGGATTTATAGATGTTATCGGACTTGATAATCGTTCGTCAAAAGCAAATTTTAATTGATTATCCAAATCTGCCCAAGTCTTAAGCTTTTTTTGATTATTTGGTTTTGGACTTAACTTGCTCATACTTCTTCTCCTTTCCTTAACATTTGACGCACAGGAGAAATCACTAGATTTGGTAGTTAAAGTTGAATTTATTTACCTGATTGCCATAAGTTGATAATAACAAAGATATATAGAAAGGTCTATATATAGAAATAATATCAGTCTAAAGACGGATGTAGCGCTATATATAGTGTTTTTGAAAATGTGGGAGAAAATTGAAGAACTCGCTAATATTCGAGGAATGACTATCTACGCTTTAGCAAAGAAAGCAGGTATCAATTATACGATGTTGGCAGAACTAAAATCTGGGAAGAAGAAGGATATGATGTTTAGTAATGTTGTTAAAATCGCTAAGGCTCTTGATGTGAGTCTGGATGAATTAGCAAAAAGCTAATAAAAATAGCCCCATGACGAAGTCAGGAGCTTACAAAAAAAATACAATTAAATTATAACACAAAGGAGACAGAAAATGAACATCCTAAGTGAAGAATTTGAATCAGGAATCAGGATGGTGGTCAAGGACCAATTCAAAGAATCCTTTACCGAGTTCCTGGAACGCGAATCTGATGGTAGAGGTTGGCTATCTATAAGTAAAGCGGCCTACCATGCTTGCGTGAGCGATAATACCATTCGGAAATGGCTAAAAGAAGGACTCAATCTATATCAGATTGATGGTACCAAACGGATAAAAAAATCGGAACTAGATGAATACATAGAAAGTCATCTAGTGGTTTAAGGAGAATAATATGACAGAACTATTTATTATCGGCTTTATTGCCATGACAATAGTAGCTTTTACAGCTATCGGATATGGGTTTTATCTAACTTATAAACTCAACACATTCAGATATAGCCAAAAGGACGCATATAAATTTTTGAAAAAACAACGTAGAGAGGCAGGGTTTATGTAATGAAAGAAACAGTTGAAATCAGTGTTGAAGAATATATTCAACTTTGGAACAAGGTAAACGACTTACAGACGGAAAATCGGTTTTTGAGAACGATTGTCGATTCTGTGGCGGTTGTGATGAAAAATAGTGGGCTGGTGAGGTAGGCAGATGAAATATGATTTTAAAAAAGCAAAAACCTTAATAGAAGCAGAGCGCGAAAATATAGAGAGGGCTTTCCTTGGTATACGTGAGGACTGGTATTGGACAGCTGATACAGTGTACGAGGATGGAAGTTTCAAAATCGACCCTGATACTGTTGAGACGATTGCTGGCATTGCGGGTAGTTCTTGGGGGACTCCTTATCTTGAAATTGAGTACAAAGATGGCTGTTCAAAGATGGTTCCATGCCATGACAACGGACCATCTGACCCATCAGCTCGTCCAATTTGGGTGTAGGAGGTAGAAAGATGAATAAGCTAGAAGAGGTAAGAAAGTATTTTATTGAAAACCCGCAGTCATCTATGATTGATTGTGCTAGGGAGACAGGACTTGATTATGACACGGTCAAAACTTATGTTTGGCGAGATACCAACAGGGGTGTGTTATCCAAAGACAGTGACGGTAGAATCAGTTACGCTTATGAATTTCCTGAGAAAGCAACGGACACTCCTGCTAAGCAGATCGCATGGGCCATGGTTGAGATTTTACAGGATCGTGCAAAATCGGCGATTGATGATGAAATGCTTTTGAGGTTTTCAAAAGAGATTAGATTATACATTCCGGAGTTGAAGTAATGGAAGAGATGTTGAAATATGCAGAGAAGTACTTAGTGGACCAGCTGTACATTATTGATAATGAATATCTTAATTATGATCTTGATTTAATTGAGCATCCGGATTGGGAAAATCTTAGAGATTGGGTGATCGTAGCTAACCCTCGATATGTAAAAGGTGTTCATGATAACCCGTATTATCGGGCAGAGATTGCCAATGATTTAGATTATGTACGAAAACTGTTGGGGAGGTGATGACATTGCAGGCATTAAAAAAGACGGCCTGAGATAGACCGTCACACACTTACAAACAAATTATAACACAGATTGGAGTAAAAGAATGATTGAATTAACATTTAAGGGAAATTCCCTAGCAGAAGTATTTGAAAGTATGAAGGCTGCACTTGCTGGAGAACGTGTCGCTGAAGTCGAAAAAGCTGTGTCTGAGAGCGTCCAGCAGACTGAAGTGATAGAAGAAGTGGTTGAATCTAAGCCCGCAGTTACGCTTGCTGAAATCCAGTCTCTGACCAAGGCTAAGTTGGAAGAAAAGAAATCTGGTGCCATTAAAAAGCTTTTGGGTGAGTTTGGCGTTTCTAAGGTCGGACAAGTGGCAGAAGAAGATTACGCTAGCTTCTACGAACGATTGGGGGAACTGTGATGCCTGTAGAAAATCACGCACTACTTTCTGCGTCAAGTGCACATAGATGGCTCCATTGTCCTATGTTGCCACGATTAGAAGCAGATGAGCCTAGTAGGGACACTGTTTACACGCAAGAGGGAACATGTGCTCACGAGCTTTCAGAAATTAAGCTTAAGTACAAATCTGGAAAAATCAAGAAACGCGAGTATAACAAGCTCGTCAAAGAGTTTAAGGAAACTGCCAGCTTCTACGACGAAGAGATGGAGGAGATGACAGAGTATTACACAGATCTTGTTATGGAGCGGTTCAATGCTTATCCGAACGTTGATATGGAACTTGAGAAGCGAGTTGACTTCTCAGACTGGGTGCCGAACGGATTTGGTACATCAGACGTCGTTATTTTGGCGGACGGTGTGATTGAGATCATTGATTTGAAGTATGGCAAGGGCGTTCCTGTTTCTGCCAAGCTCAATCCGCAGATGAGCCTGTATGCCTTGGGTGCTTATGCGACTTACGACATGGTATATGATTTTGACAAGATTGTCATGACCATTGTTCAGCCCCGATTAGATTCTGTTAGCACAACAGAAATCTTTGTCGAAGAACTGCTCTATTGGGCAGACAACTACGTACTTCCAAGAGCCTCGCAGGCTGAGATCGGGATTGGCGACTGGGACTTGAACGCTGAAATCATTAAGTGGTCACCAGTAGCCGCCAAACTTGTCCCTTGGGCACAGCAGAATTGGGAGATTATTGATAAACATGATTTCCAAGAACCCGTCTATCTGTCTGATGAAGCCTTAAAAGAAATTCTAGATAAGGCTAGTGATATCAAGAAGTGGATTGAATCAGTAGAAGCTTACGCCCTCAAGCAAGCCCTAGATGGCAAAGAGGTATTGGGCTACAAGCTTGTAGAAGGTCGAAGCAATCGCATTATCACGGATAAAGATAAAGCTGCAGACATCCTACATGACAACGGATTTGACGATGAAATTTATAAGCCTAAAGAATTACTTGCTATGGGAGCTCTTGAGAAGCTCGTTGGCAAATCGCTCTTCACGGAGCTTCTGACCGAGGTGATTGATAAACCTCAAGGTAAACCCGTCCTTGTTGCTGAAAGCGATAAGAGACCAGCATTAAATAGTTTAGAACAAGCAATTAAAGATTTTGAATAGGAGAAACAATTATGACAGTAACACCAGCAACTACAAAAATTATCACAGGTAAAGTCCGCCTTAGCTATGTAGCTCTTTTGGAAGCTAAAGCCTTTGAAGGTCAAGAAGCGAAATTCTCAACAGTAATCCTTATCCCGAAAGAAGATACGGAAACAATCAATCGTATTAAGAAAGCCCAAAAGGCAGCCTATGAAGCGGCTAAAAATGACAAGCTCAAGGGCATCAAGTGGGAGAAAGTGAAAACTACACTACGTGATGGGGATGAAGAGATGGACACGGACGAACACCCAGAGTATGCAGGGCATATGTTCATGTCTGTATCCAGTCGTACGAAACCACAGATTATTGATAAGTATAAGAACCCTGTTGATTCTGCCGATGAAGTCTATTCAGGGGTGTATGCTCGTGTATCTTTGAATGCTTATGCTTACAACACAGCAGGAAACAAGGGTATCTCTTGTGGTCTGAACAACGTTCAAATCTTGGCAAAAGGCGATTATCTCGGAGGTCGTTCGTCTGCGGACGCTGACTTTGATGAGTGGGAAGATGACGAAGACGACGATATCTTGTAAGAGGTGGAGCTTATGCGCCATCTCAACATAGATATTGAAACCTATTCCTCGAACGATATTAAGGACGGTGTCTACAAATATGTAGACGCCCCCGATTTTGAGGTTTTGCTCTTTGCTTATTCGCTGGATGGGGGTCCTGTTGAGTGCATTGACCTGACAAAACAAAATCTGCCGTTTGAGATCCAAAAAGCTATCTTCTCTGACGAGGTGCGCAAATCTGCTTTTAACGCCCAGTTCGAACGGGTTTGTCTTAGTAAGCACTTTGATGCACCCTACTACTTAGATCCTAGTCAATGGAGGTGTACGATGGTACACGCCCAAGAGTTAGGATTGCCCTCAAGTCTTGAGAAGTGTGCTAGCTATCTCAATTTAGCGCAGGAAAAAGACACGGCAGGTAAGAATTTGATTAAGTATTTCTCGGTACCCTGTAAACCTACTAAGGCGAACGGCGGAAGAAATAGAAACCTACCTGAACATGATCCTGAAAAATGGCAGATGTTTATTGACTACTGTAAGCAGGACGTTGTTGTTGAAATGGCGATTGCGGAACGGTTGTCGGTCTTACCTGTCGCAGACAGAGAGTGGGATTTCTACACAGCTGACCAAAGAATCAACGATAGAGGTGTGGCACTTGATGTGGAATTGGTAGAGTCGGCTCTTTACTGTAAGGATGTCAAGATGGATATGCTCTTTGATGAGCTGAGGTCCACAACAGGTCTTGACAATCCCAATAGTAGAGCCCAGCTTCTACCATGGTTAAACTCCCACGGATATACTGCCTGTGGCCTAACCAAGGCAGATGTACAGAAGGAGCTTAAAATAGCAAGCGGAGAGCTGAAAAGGGTCTTAGAGCTGAAACTACAAACAGCTATGTCTAGTCTAAAGAAATACGAAGCCATGGAACGTGCTATGTGTTCAGACGGTCGAGTTCATGGGCTGTTGCAGTTCTATGGTGCGAGTCGAACAGGACGCTGGGCAGGCCGAGTGGTGCAGGTTCAAAACCTAGCTCGGAACTACCTCAAGGACTTGGACGATGCTAGGAACTATGTCAAGGCTAGAGATATTGATGCTGTTGAAATTCTATACGACAGTCTGAATGATACTTTGAAACAGCTTGTCCGTACGGCTTTTGTGGCAGAAGGAGATAAAGAGTTTTATGTTTCTGACTTCTCTGCAATTGAGGCTCGTGTCATTGCTTGGTATGCAAAGGAACAGTGGCGCTTGGAAGTATTCTCTACCCACGGCAAGATTTACGAAGCCTCGGCTAGTCAGATGTTTCATATCCCGATAGAAGATGTGGATAAGGAGCTGAGGCAAAAAGGAAAAATCGCTGAACTTGCTTTGGGTTATCAAGGCGGTCCTGGGGCCCTTAAACAGATGGGAGCTCTTGAGATGGGAGTAGCTGAGGATGAACTTCAAAGCTTGGTAGACGATTGGCGAAGAGCTAACCCTGGTATCGTCCAATTTTGGAAGGATGTTCAGACGGCTGCCGTAAAAGCCCTTCGTACAAGAGCAGTTATAAAGCTTGGTAGCTTACGATTCAAGTACTCGAAAGGCTTTCTACTGATCCAGCTCCCAAGCGGTAGGCAGTTAGCTTACGCTAGGGCGAAGTTGGAAGATGGGGATTATGGACCTAAGTTGACCTATGAGGGTCAGGGAGATAAGGCCTACTTCACAAAGCAGGAAACCTACGGCGGAAAGCTAGTCGAAAACATTGTACAGGCAACAGCAAGAGATATTTTAGCTGAGGCTATCTTACGATTAGAGAAGAACGGGTATCCAGTTGTCTTTCACGTACACGATGAGTGTATCGTGGAGGCGAGAGATACAACGATTGAAACTATAAATGAACTAATGGCACAAGCTCCTGACTGGGCAGACGGATTACCGCTGAACAGTGAGGGGTACGTGACCAAATACTACAAGAAGGATTGATGAATGGAACAGCCAAAAATTAGACATGCCCCGCGAAAAGAACTCCATTTGTCTGTGGGGGCATCACGAACAGCTAAATCTTGGAAAAATATCACTCTGACATGGGAAGAGCTGATTGAAAGATTAGGCAATCCGACTGTGACACAGGAAACTTTTTCGGACTACCAGAAGATGTCCCGTACAGAGAAAGGGCGTGTGAAAGATGTCGGCGGTTTTGTTGGCGGTTGGCTCAAACAGGGAAGACGTAAAAACGAGAATGTTCAAAGTCGTTCACTAGTTGCCCTTGATGCAGATAGTCCCAGTGAGGATTTTCTGGATAGATTGGACTTGCTGGCTGACTATGGTTATGTACTATACAGTACGCATAGCCATAGCCCAAAAGCTCCAAAGTACCGTATTATCATCCCGACAGATAGATTGATGTTACCAGATGAGTATGAGCCAGTCGCTCGCTATTTGGCCAATCAGCTGGGCATGAAGAACTTTGATGATACAACCTATCAGGGCGTGCGACTCATGTACTGGTCTAGTCATGCCAGAGATGCGGACTTTGTTTTTAAGGTCAACGACGAAAAATTTGTTAATGTTGATGACATTCTAGCTACTTTTCCAGACTGGAAGGATTCAAGCTTTTGGCCAGAAAGTCCTACTCACGCAGTCCGAAGAAGCAGAGAGGCTAAGAAGCAAGGTGACCCGCTGTCCAAGAAAGGACTTGTCGGGGCATTCTGTAGGACCTATGACATCAAGCAGGCTATCGCTGAGTTCTTGCCAGAGGTTTATGCAGAAGGGTCAACTCCTGACCGCTACACCTACATAGAAGGCTCGACCGCTAACGGTCTGGTCCTCTATGATGATGTGTTCGCTTACAGTCACCACGGGACAGACCCCGTGGGCGACACCCTGGTCAACAGCTATGACCTGGTGCGAATCCATAAGTTCGGAGACTTAGACGGAGATGCTAAGGATGGCACGCCGACCAACAAACTTCCCTCCAGCAAGGCTATGAATGAATGGGTGGCAGACCTGCCAAACATCAAAGCTGATTTGATGGCGGAAGCTATCGGAGACTTTGACGAGGAAATACCTGTCGAGGATGACCGAAGTTGGTTAGAAATTGATGATCGTGGAGAGGCAGAAGTTAACAGTTACCTTTTGGCTCAGCAGATTTTAAGAGAGGTGCCTGTTTGGTATGATGGGCTGGAGTTTTTACGCTACGAGGCTGAGAAAGGCATCTGGATTCCAAATGCGGAAGACTTTCTCAGAAGTTATATAGCAACTAAGAAACTAGTCAAAATCACGAAAATCAGACACATCAATGAGACGATGGCAGCTATCAAGGCTCTTGCCTTTTCAAAAGAAGTGTTTGAGGAAAGCGACGTCAATAAGATTGTCTTAGCGAATGGTGTGTACGATTTACAGACCGACAGCTTTGTCGGTCAGTTCGACCCGAACTTACACGCTAGGTCTAGCCACCCTGTCGAATATGATCATGGGGCAGATTGTCCAACCTTTATTGGATTTATCGAAGAAGTGGTTGGCGCTGAAAATGTTGATTTTATCTTCGAATGGTTCGGCTACAATTTCTATCGCGAGTACACGATTCAGAAGATGCTATTTGTTCAGGGTGTTGGAGGGACTGGTAAGTCAACGATTATCAATATTCTTCGGGCTATGATTGGGACGGATAACTATTCAGCAGTCACTCTTCAATATCTCATGCAGGAGAGATTTGCGAAAATAGGACTCTATCGGAAAACGGCTAACTTTGATACTGACGCAAAACCTCAGTATCTGGCAGATGGTGCTACTTTGAAGATGCTGACTGGTGAAGATAGTATCCACGCAGACAGGAAGAACAAAGAGCCGATTACGTTTTACAACTATGCCAAGCTGTCATTTGCCATGAACGAGCTTCCGCCAATGCGAGATTTCAGTGGCGGATTGAAACGGCGGATGATGATTCTTGAGATGAACAAGGTTTTAACTGAGGAAGTCAAGAAGAAGTATCCGCTGGATCAGATTATGGCTGAGATACCTGGCATCTTCAACAGGGCGATGGAAGGGCTTAGGCAGGCACTAAGTAGACGGGATTTCAGCATCAGTGCAACTATGCGAGAAAGTGTCGAGAAGTGGGAAAAAGGTAACGATGTTGTTGCTATGTTCCTTGAAGATGAATGCGAGATTGGTTCTGATAAGAAATCGGCTGTCTCAGAAGTCTATCCGACCTACAAGCAGTACTGTATAGATTCGGGATACAAACCGCTAGCTAAGAACTCCTTTAACCAGAGAATGGTGGAGCTGGGTTTTGAAAACAAACTAATAAAAATCGGCAAAAAACCGGTTCGATCTTGGGTCGGATTTTGTCTAAATGACGGTTTTTAGAGGTAACAAAACGGTAACAAAAATGGGCTACATACAGAAAAGGGTAACAAAGTAACAACTTTTTTCAACTGACAAAATTTTTCTGAGTTCAAAATTTCTGTTACTTTGTTACCATTCTAGCGATATTTTAGGAGTTTTAGCTTATCTTTTGTTACTTTGTTACTTTTTTGTTACCTATCTCGTCCCAGTAACACCAAGGGTTTAGGGGTTGCTGGTAACAAAGTAACAACTTTTTTCTATTAACTTAAATATAAATAAAATAAATAATATATATAAAAGGCATATATAAGAAACACGTATATATAAAAAGAAAAAATAAGTTGAAAATTTTTGTTACCCTAATTAGTGATATTATTTTGAGGTAAAATTGAAAACTGAAAAAGATATTGAAAATTATTTGAAAAAGAAATGCACAGGCTTGTGTTTGAAATTCACGAGCCCGGGGACGATAGGAGTGCCTGACAGGATTGTAGTGTTACGGAATGGGGTATTTTTCGTAGAAGTCAAAGCCCCTGGGAAGAAACCAAGGCCGAGCCAATTGTCAATGTTTAGAAAATTGGAAAGGCTGGGGCATAGGGTCTGGGTTGTGGATTCCTACGAGTCTGTGGATAGGGCATTGGAGGAAATGCATGAAGCTACATGAGTATCAGGAGTATGCACGGGACTGGATATTAGAACACCCTTCGTGCGGACTGCTGCTTGACATGGGGCTTGGAAAAACTTTAACAACCTTATCGGCGATTGATGAGTTGAAAAATGTGTTTGGAGAGAATCATAAAATCTTGATTATTGCGCCTAAAAAGGTTGCCGAAGAAACTTGGTCGACGGAAATCGAAAAATGGGGTTTTGAGTTGACCTATTCAAAAGTTTTAGGAACCACCAAGCAGCGCATCAGGGCTTTGGGGGTAGAAGCGGATATCTACCTGATTAACCGCGAAAATGTTGTTTGGCTTGTGGACTACTACAAGACAAACTGGCCCTTTACTTTCGTGGTTGTGGATGAGCTTTCCAGCTTTAAGTCCAGTAAGTCGAAACGATTTAGGGCACTTCGTAAAGTCCGTCCGAAAATGGAGCGTTTTGTGGGACTGACTGGAACTCCTGCACCAAATAGTCTTGTGGACTTGTGGCCACAAATTTATCTGATGGATAGAGGCGAACGGCTAGAGGTCAGCCAAACAAGATACAAAGAGAAATATTTCGTTCCCGACAAATACAACGGTCCGATTGTATACAGTTGGGTCATTCGTCCTAGTGCGGAAGAAACCATTTATCAGAAGATTGGGGATATCTGCGTCAGTATGAAAGCCAAAGACCACTTGAAACTTCCGCCCAGGACAGACAATATCGTTCCCGTCAAGCTGTCCAATATGAAAGTCTACAAACAGCTGGAAGCTGATTTGGTTCTGGAGTTCAAAGATAAGGAGATTACTGCAGCAAATTCGGCGGTATTAGCCAACAAGCTACTACAAATGGCTAACGGGGCTATCTACGATGATGAAAAAGCCACAGTTTCCATTCACGACGATAAGCTGGACGCACTAGAAAGCATCGTGGAGGACAGCCAAGGACAGCCGATTCTGGTGTTCTATCAATACCAGCATGATCTGGAAAGAATTAAAAAACGCTTTCCGCAGGCTGAAGAATTGTCGTCAGTTGATAGGTGGAATGAAGGGAAAGTCCCGATTTTACTTTGCCACCCACAGTCAGCTGGGCACGGTTTGAATTTACAGAAAGGTGGGCACATCATTGTGTGGTTCGGATTGACTTGGTCTTTGGAATATTATCAACAAGCAAACGCAAGGCTCGATAGACAGGGGCAGACAGAACCCGTTATCATCCATCATCTTGTAGCGGAAGGTACGGTTGATGAGAAGGTACTACGAATTTTGCAGGGTAAAGAGAAAAAACAAAATGCTTTAATAGAAGCGGTAAAGGCCCAGATTGGAGGGTAAAATGGCATATACAGTAACAGTATTATTTGATCACATGTTAGAAGATGAAACGCATTACTTCGAAAATGAAGCTGATGCCTTGAAATATAAAAAAGTTGTGCCAGTTATTGATGTTTTAGCAATCCAACGTGATTGCGAGAGAGTCGGGATAGCATTAGCGGATGTCTATCCTAGACAAATCGCATTGTTTTAGGAGGAAACAGATGAATAATAAAATGAGCACGAAAGAACAATTGTTGGCAGTATTTCTGGTATTCCCGTTAAGTTTTATCTTATCGGGATTGGTAATACGATATGGATGGAATAACATCTTAACAACTTTAGACGGAGTCCCAAGTATAACACTAGCACAAGCGATAGGCCTTGATATACTGGTCAGCTATATTATTGTTAGCGGTGGACGAAAGGAAAATGATTATGATTTTGGCGAATTATTGTCAAAAGTAATCGGTACACCTATTTTTACATTCGTTCTACTTTGGATTGTCACACTATTTCTGTAGAGGGAAAAAAATATGAACAAACAGGAAGCGATTGAGAAGTTAACAAACATAGCAAATGGTACTGGTTGGGTTACTTGCACGTCAGCATGTAACATCATCTCCCAAATCCACGAACCACAAACGGTTGTGGTGCCGAAGTTTGTGGCGGAGTGGATTGAAAAAACTAAGTCCTTGGGTTGGTCGTTTAAAGTCGCTTTAAATAACCCAATAGATAGTGTTTATGGATGGTTAGCCAATAGAAATAATCAAGAAACCTTCGCCCGTGCCTGGCTGGATGGTTACGAGATTGAACGGGAGAAGTTGTACACAGTGGAGATACCCGACCCAAATCGCCTAGATGTTGTCACATTCTTGTGTAAAGAAAATGGAAAGGTATTTATTGGAGGTGATATCTTTTGGGATGAGCTACCCAATTATAACTGGAAAAAAGAACCAGAAAATCAACTCACCGAATCCGAAATCAAACAGGATTTTGAGTGGGCGTGGCAGTTTAGGGAAGAGGTGTAGTGATGAAAGAAAAAAAGAGCCGTTTAGCTCTAGTCGAAAATGTAGTTGTAAAGTTGGACGACTTTTTGAAAAGTCCAAGTGTCTAGTTGGGTGATTTTACTAGCATTTCGTGCCCTGAAATCAAAGGTATAGAGCTGCATTGGATTGACAGCCCCATCTACCTTGTCAGAATGGATAGGGACAGATAAGCCACGGCTTTCCAAAGCTTTTGCCCCGTGAGTGATGGGGCAGACGGCAACAAATCCTGTCATCTGGCTGTACTTGTGACTGGAAACGACAAGGGCAGGTCTGCGTTTCTGGATTTCTTTTCCAAGTGATGGGTCAAAGTCAATCCAGATGATGTCTTGTTTTTGTGGTATGTAATTATCCTTCATTGTCAAGCAAGACCACTCCTTCAAAGTCGTTGTCCATGATGAACGGCTCCATATTATCAAATGGATTTGGTATTTTAGGTGCAAGCACGATAACATCATCAATGCCCTTGTAGACAATGAATTCCTTGCCTTCATCAACGTTCAATTCTTTGGGGATGGTGATGGCAAGCGAGTTACCAACTTTACGTGTTTTAACAGTATTCATGATATGTCCTCCTGTTTGTGTATACTAAGTATATACAAAATAAAGAAGGAAGTCAAATAGAAAGAGGTAACTAATGATTAAACAAACACTTGCAGAATGGAAAGCTGAAGGCGTAAAGCTTTTTGGTGAAGATGTAGAGAAACATATGTTTAAATGCCCAAAATGTGGCAGAGAAAACAAAGTCAGCGAGTTTAAAAAGTACACTGCCAGTCCAGATGATGCAGTATTTAATTGCATTGGCAGATATAACCCGAAAATTGGATGCAACTGGGCAGCTTATGGCTTATTTGGAACGTTAGGAAAAGACAGAGTCGTTATTCTGCCAAATGGAAAAGAAACAGAAGTATTTGATTTTGGGAGAGGAGGAATTTATGACTGAAAAACTAGGCGTGCTACTGGTCGATGTGCCAGAGCCGAAGCGATTTTACTATATGTACGTAATGGATATAGAAATTGGCGGAAAGACTGTATACACAACAGACGAATCAGATGACCGGGAAGATGTAATAGACGACGCTTATAAATGCATCCAAGAAGAAGCTAAAAAATACCCGCAATTCCGTTGGGTAGCGTTGGAGGAATTGGAATGACCACAGCAGATAAAATCAAATACATCCTACAAAAGACAGGATAGACGAGGGACCAATTTGCGTCCGAGATGGGTGTGACGACTCTATCTGTCTACAAATGGCTAGACGGACGACCACCGCGACAACGCATGTTGGATAAAATAGACGAGCTGTACGAGCAAGTCAAGCCTTATGAGCCTAGGGTGATAGTTCCGAGAGGGAAAATTCGACTGGTGTACCCGTATTATAGCCATCAGCGACAGCCGTGGGAAAAATAAAAAAGCCAAGGCGCTCTCTGCCCTGGCTGTGGTAAATAACTCACATACATTATACCACAAAGGAGACGAGAGTGAACAAGGCTAAAGAGCTCTTGAATGAGCTACAAAATCTTGATATGGATATTCAAAGCCGTATAGATGAAATCAATGAGCTTGAGGCAGGTTTGCTCTCAAGCCCCAAGTGGACGGCAGACAAGGTCAAGGGTGGTCAGGCTAAAAAGGTTGATGATGTCTATACCCAGCTGATCGTGATGAAAGAGGCGATTGAACAAGATACCAATGAAGTTATTAACAGGAAACTTGAGTTAGGTAGATTGATTAACAAGCTGAAAAATCCAAAGAGCAGGTCAGTCCTCAGAATGACTTACATTACTAAGATGTATGTTGATGATGTTTGTGACAAAATGGGTATCAGTAGAACCACTTTCTATACTTGGAGGAATACGGCTATCTGTGAGTTGAATGATGTTTTGGAACAAATGGAACTAAATTGAACTTTACAAAACCGTACTGAACAAATCAATACTTGTTAGCACAGTTTTTATATTCTGCTAGAATGGTAGTATCAAGAAATAAGGGTAAGGTAGTAAGCCTTGCCTGTTATGAAGAGTTGGCAGAGTTGGTCGAATGCGCCCGTTTGCTAGACGGGTGGCCGCCTACGTGCGGTCCGTGGGTTAGAATCCCACACTCTCCTTCTGGGAACATGAGCCAAGATTGGAAATTGGCAAGGGTAGCTCCCTGAGCAAGCCCGTGTGACATCCACGGCGTAACGCTATGTGCAGGTTCGATTCCTGCTGTTCCCGTGTCAAGAGCAAGTAACCCTTGAGAGGTCCTTGGCTCGGAGGTCTGGTCAATCGCATATCGGACCAAGACCTAATATGCATTAGTCACACAACGAAGTGTGGCTTTTTTGATTGGAGGTGATGGAAAATTGCTAAGTTAACATTAAAACAACGAAAATTTATTGATGAGTACATCATCTGTGGAAATGCGACGGAGGCGGCGATAAAAGCTGGGTATAGCCCAAAAACAGCTGGACAAATCGGTGAGCAAAACTTGAAAAAACTTGAAATAAAATCGGCAATTGCTGAAAGAATGAAACAACTCGAAAGTAGCAAAGTGGCTACCGCAATCGAAGTCTTGCAAATTCTGACGTCTGTTCTTCGACAAGAGTTGACAGAGGAAGTTGTCACGCTTAACCCTGCAACCGGTGAGTATGTCACCGTGCATAAAAAACCTAGCATTGCAGAAGTTATCAAAGCTGCAGGTGAGCTATTGAAACGTTATCCTATCCAAGAACAACTCGAGAAAATCAAACAGGAGAACGAGTTGCTACGTCTTAAAATTGAAACTATCAAGGGTGTTCAATCGGATACACACTTGATGGAAAAATTACTGGAGGTAATCGATGGTCAGGATTGATAAGTTATCTCCTAAACAAATCGACATCATTAGACGTCCTTTTAATTATGAATTAGAAGTCAACGAAGGTACACCTCGTAGCGGAAAGACCACGGCCGGTCATTTTCGGTACGCAAGATACTTAATTCAAAGCGAAGACGAGAACCATCTAATTGCTGCATACAATCAAGAACAAGCCTATCGACTGTTTATTGATGGTGACGGTACAGGCCTTATGCATATCTTCAACGGGAACTGTTGGATTAAACACGATGACCGTGGCGATCATTTGCTGATCGATACTCCAAAAGGACAGAAGCGGGTTTACTATAAAGGTGGAGGCAAAGTCAACTCTGTTGGTGCTATTACGGGTATGTCTTTGGGTTCTGTAGTCTTTTGTGAGATTAACCTCCTGCACATGGACTTTATCCAAGAGTGTTTCAGGCGGACTTGGGCAGCTAAACTGCGTTATCATTTGGCAGACTTGAACCCTCCAGCCCCGCAACACCCAGTCATAAAAGATGTATTCGATGTGCAGAACACTCGCTGGACACATTGGACTATGGACGATAACCCTATCTTGTCGGAGGAGCGGAAACAATCAATCATCAACAACTTACGCAAAAATCCATATCTTTACAAACGAGATGTGCTTGGCCAGCGCGTCATGCCTCAAGGTGTTATCTACGGCCTGTTTGACATGGACAAGAATATCAAGGATACCTTGATAGGCGAACCTGTCGAGATGTATTTCTGTGGGGATGGTGGTCAGTCGGATGCGACTTCTATGTCTTGTAATATCGTGACTAGAATCCGAGAAAATGGCAGAATTAGTTTCCGTCTTAATCGCGTTGCCCATTATTATCATAGCGGTGCTGATACAGGACAAGTAAAAGCCATGTCAACATATGCAGTGGAATTAAAGGCATTTATTCAATGGTGTGTTGCTAAGTATCAAATGCGTTATACAGAGGTTTGGATTGACCCTGCATGTAAGTCTTTGAGGGAAGAATTACACAAGGTTGGTATCATAACCCGAACGGCGATGAATAATTCTCACGATGTGTCTAGCAAATCAAAAGGTATTGAAGTCGGCATTGAACGTGGACAGAATATTATATCTGACGAACGCTTTGTCCTTGTAGAACATAACGAAGAAGAGTATGACCACTACTATTTTTTGAAAGAGATAGGTTTGTACAGTCGTGATGATAATGGTAAGCCTATTGATAAAGACAATCACGCAATGGATGAATTTCGCTACAGTGTAAATGTGTTTGTCACACGCTATGTCAATTTTATTTAGAGGACGATAAATGGGAATTGTACAATCTATAAAAAACATTTTTTTGAGGAGTAAATACATGGTAACAACAGATACGTTAACCAGCATAGTGGACCATCCGAAAATTGCTGTTAGTCACGATGAGTATGCACGTATCCAAAGTAATTTGACCTACTATGAGAGTAAATGGGACGATGTTATTTATCAAAATACAGCAGGGGAGAAGAAAAAGCGCTCTGCCCAACACTTGCCGATAGCTAGGACTGTTTCTAAGAAACTGGCAAGTTTGGTTTATAACGAACAAGCTGAAATCACGGTTAACAACGCCGAAACAAATAACTTTATTCAGGAAGTTTTGTTGAATGACCGGTTTAACAAGAATTTCGAACGTTATCTTGAAAGTGGACTGGCTTTAGGGGGTCTGGCTATGAGACCTTACATAGCAGGAAATAGAATTCGTGTCGCTTTTATTCAAGCACCAGTCTTCTTACCCTTGCAGTCAAATACCCAAGATGTGTCGAGCGCGGCTATCGTTACCAAAACAACAAAAAGAAAAGGTAAGTCCAAACTCTATTACACCCTGATAGAATTTCATGAATGGGACGAGGAAGACTATTATGTTTCAAATGAGCTTTATCGTTCTGAGACTCCTAAAATTGTGGGAGACCGTGTTCCTTTGTCAGAGTTATACGAAGATTTAAAGGAAAGGGTACTTGTTAAAAACGTTAGTCGCCCATTATTTACTTACCTAAAAACGCCCGGAATGAACAACAAAGATATTGATAGTCCGCTTGGTTTGTCCATCTTTGATAACGCTAAGACTACAATCGACTTTCTGAATACTACCTATGACGAGTTTATGTGGGAAGTTAAGATGGGTCAGCGTAGAATAGCAGTGCCAGATAGTATGATCAAGATGAATGTCCAGACCGAAGACGGGGATATTCGTTTTGTCCAACGCTTTGAAGCTGAGCAGAATGTCTATCAGATGTTAGGGACTGAAGAAAAAGGAATTGGTATTACAGACCTTACCACTCCGATTCGCGCAGATGATTACATAAAAGCAATCAATGAAGGCTTGAGTTTGTTAGAAATGCAAGTAGGTGTCTCGACTGGTATGTTTACCTTTGACGGAAAAAGTATGAAAACTGCCACCGAAATCGTCTCGGAAAACTCAGATACTTATCAATTAAGAAACAGCATAGTTGCATTGGTGGAACAATCTATCAAAGAATTAGTCGTGTCTATTTGCGAACTAGCTAAAGGTGCGGAACTTTACGACGGTGATATTCCTGAGTTGAAGGATATTGAAGTTAACCTTGATGACGGTATCTTTACAGACCGAAATGCTGAGCTTGATTATTGGACGAAGGCCCTTGCAAGTGGCATCGTCAGCAAAGAATATGCAATGAAAAAAGTTCTAGGCCTAGCTGATAATGAGCTAAAGGAGATTATCCGACAGATTAATCAAGAGAAGCCTAGCTCTAGCGAAGTAGACGAGGAACTCTACGATGAGTAAGTTACCGTTTGACCAAGGAGATGAACAGTTCACCTTAGAGATGAATCAAGTTGCCGATGTCTACCATCAGCTATCCATTGATTTGTTTATCAATGTTATTCGCAGATTGAAGAAAAGAGGTACGGCAGACTTACAAAGAGAGCCATATATTTGGCAACTTGAAAAATTAAACGACCTGCATATGTTGACAGAAAGCAATGTGAAATTGATAGCCAGTCGTGCGGAGGTCGCTGAGAGCGTCCTACGTGACGTTATTTCGAATGAAGGCTACAAGGTATATAAAGATACTCACGAGCAATTAAAACGCGATACAGGTCAAAATATAGAGCCTCAGCGCTATGTTGTAAAGGAAGCACTGGAATCGTATGCTAATCAGACAACACAAGAACTCAGAAATTTAATCAATACTCGTTTACCTAAAAGTGTGCAGAACGTTTATAAGTCTATCATTGAACAGACAGTCGCAAGCGTGGTATCAGGTAGTAAGTCCGCAGAACAGGCACTGAACGATACTCTAACAAAATGGAGTGATAAAGGATTTTACGGCTTTACTGACAAAGCAGGTCGGCGTTGGCGTGCAGATACTTATGCAAAGACTATAATAAAAACGACAGCGCTAAGAGTTTATCGAGATATGAGAGAACGTCCTGCAGAGGAGTTTGGGGTTGAAACATTCTACTACTCGATGAAATCTAGCGCTAGAGCTATGTGTTCTCCACTGCAACACCAGATTGTCACAAAAGGCCCTGCGTTTGAAGCGGATGGAACTAGGGTGTTAAGCCTACTAGATTACGGTTATGGAACTGCAGGAGGTTGTCTCGGTATAAACTGCGGCCACTACTTAACACCGTTTATTGTTGGCGTTAATCAGAAACCAGATTTGCCGAATCATCTCAAAGGTATCTCCCGGCGACAAGCAGAGGACAATGCTAGAGCAGAAGCTCAGCAACGAGCCTTTGAAAGAGAAATACGCAAGAACAAAGAAAAATTGCGTATTGCTCGTGAAATCGGTGACAAGGAACTTATTCAAAAATATAAATTAAGAGGATTGACTCTAGAGGGTCAATATAAAACATATCTTGATGACCACAGATTTTTGTATCGTAATATTAAACGGGAAGGTAATATCAGAAATGCGGAAACGTATAAAAATACCTACGAAATTCTTGACAATCGGTTGAAAAAAGAGTATTCTGGTATACTACAAAATTTAGGGTGTAGAGCGCCCAAGTCTTATAGTGATTTCAAGTCGTTAAGTAGCTCTGAAAGGGAGTCTCTGAGATATGACAATAGGATTGTCAGCTACTTCAAGGGAGAAATTCAGGAAAAACTGACCGAGAAGCAGAAGCAACAGGCAGTAGAAGCTTACTTTAATTTCAAGAAAGACGGAATTGTATTTGGGGACCATGCAATAGCGCGCTACATAGAGCGTATGAGACGCAAAAACGGAACGTTCGTATACAACTATGAGACAGTTAGAGCTGCTTTTTCTCTACCTCCTAACTATGTATCAGATAGAGATGGTCGAGATGTTAGATATTATAACCATCTTTTGTACATCACAGAGCCACAAAGTGATATTGTGGTTACTATGATGAAACGTAAAAATATGAAAGGATTTACCCCAAAATGAAATACAGTCAAAAAGTTTTAGATATGTTGGAACAAGCAGTAAGCGGACAGCTTGAAGATTTTTGGGATTTTTCATTTGACTTCAATGCTTTGTTCGGTGAGGATGAAGAGTTTGCGGATGCATGGGAATCGGAAAATCCTGAAATGTTTGATATGCTGAACGATTACGATTTGATGATGTTCCTTGAGGAGCATAATACAAACGATACTCAAGGCTTTATAGAGTTCCTTAAACCGTATTACGAAAAAGCAAAACAATTAGTAAAATCCTAGCACCTAGAGAAATCTAAGTGCTTTTTTGTTGCAGAAAAAATAGAAAGGGGGTGCACAATGAATAAACGTATGAAGAAGAAACGTGAACTGATTGAACAAGTTCAGGGAACTAAAGAAGCTGTTGATATTGCATTGAACATCATTAACAGTCTACTTGATGAAAACGCCAAACAGGCAAATGAAATTTCTGAGCTACGTTCCATTATCGAACGCAATGCCCAGGCTACAAATTCGAGATTTGACAAAATCGAGAAGCAAGTGGCCAATAGTAATACTAAGAAGCCGTTTTGGAAACGGTAAGGAGGTGCCCACATCTTGACAGCAGGAAAGACTGCAATAATTACATAGCCTAACCGTGTCGAATTCGATGCGGTTTTCTTTATGCCTTTATCCGCAGGCGTTAAAGAACGGAAATATAAGCGACCAATCGCTGAACATTGGAGGATAGCCGAATGGCAGAAGAACAAACAGTAGACCGCGCTACCGAAAACGTGGAAGAAGTAGCTGAAAAGACTTTCAGCCAAGAAGACGTCAATCGTGTGGGTAAAAAAGAGCACAAAAGTGGGTATGCTAAAGCAATTAAAGACCTAGGCTTTGCTGATGTAGAATCCGCCAAAGAAGCTCTGAAAGCTTATGAAGATTGGCAAGAGTCGCAAAAAACTGAAGCAGATAAGCAGACAGAACTACTTGCTTCAAAAGATAGGGAATTGACATCAGTTTTAGATGCGAATAAACGACTTGAAGCCAAACTGTCAGCTTTGACTCAAGGTGTTAATGCTGACTCTGTTGACGATGTTATTGCTTTATCGGAACGTTTAGTCAATGAAGATACGACGATCGATGAAGCAATTAAGCAAGTTGTCGGTAAATATCCTCAATTTGCAACTGCTCCAAATACTACCGAGAAGAAACCTACTTTTACGGTGGTAGATAACCCGAGTGCAAGCGCAAAGACAGATGTGTCAAAAGACCAATTTAAGGAAATGACATATATGGAGCGCCTTGAACTCAAGCAAACAAACCCTAAATTATATGAACAACTGAAAGGAAACTAATATGGCAACAGGATTAACAAAAATGGAACAAATGCTAGACCCAGAGGTTCTAGCAGATATGATTGATGCAGAAATCGGGAAGGCTATCCGATTTGCGCCACTTGCAGAAGTAGATACAACCTTGCAAGGCCAACCAGGTACAACTTTGACCGTGCCAAAATGGGACTACATTGGCGATGCGGAAGAGGTAGCTGAAGGCGAACCAATTCCGGTTACTCAACTTGGTTTTACAAAAACCACAATGACCATCAAGAAGATTGGTAAGTCTGTAGAAATCACAGACGAAGCGATTCTCTCTGGCTATGGCGACCCAGTAGGTCAAGCAGCTAAACAAATCGTTCAAGCTATTGACCATAAAGTAGACGCGGATGTTTTGACAGCTCTTCAAGGCTCTACTCAGACAGTTACGGCAAGCATCACGGTCGATGGTCTGTCTAAAGCGCTTGATATTTTTAATGACGAAGATGATACACCAACCGTTTTAGTTTTGAATCCTGCAGATGCTTCTGCATTACGACTTGATGCAGGCAAGACATGGCTATCTGCAACGGAACTTGGTGCAAGTCGTATTGTTTCTGGGGTGTATGGCGAAATTTTAGGAGTGCAGCTTGTACGTTCTCGTAAATGTCCAAAAGGGACAGGTTTCTTAGTCCGTGAAGGTGCTCTGAAAATCATGTTGAAGCGCGAGACCATGGTGGAAACCGACCGCGATAAAAAGCGTTTGATTAATGCTATTATTGCGAATAAGCATTACGGTGTATACCTTTACAAGGCTGAAAAGGCAGTTAAAATCACATTCGCTCCTTCTGTGTAAGAAAGGAGATGACGGATGCCTAAATACACTGTAAAGAAAGCTTATATGGATAAGGATACACGTCTTCTATGCGAAATTGGAGACGTTGTAGAACTGACAAAAAAGCGCGCCGATGAAATTAACGAGGCAGGAAAGCTCTATTTCGGAAATGAGGTAGAGCTTGTCAATGCCCTCAAAGTTGGTAAAACAGAAGCGGTTTCTGAGTGATATAGCTAGAAAGGGTGAAGGACATGAATTTCTTAACCTTTGAAGAAGTTGTTGAAATCCTCGGCTCTGATAGAGTCACTCGCGAGAGTTATAGTCGCTTTATTTCTAAAGCTGAGGAAGTTGTTGATCAGTTGACAAATCGATACTATCAACAACATAAACTAGAAGACGACCCTGTAGAATTCAGAGTCAAGCAGTTTAAAAAAGCCATCTGTATGCAACTGATTTACTTTTCCGATATGGAAACAGATACCTTTGAAGGATTAAACCGTGAACCAGAACATATCAGTATTGGTCGTACTTCTATTTCAAAATCCGGAAAGACAGGAACTGGTAATTCTAGGACAATACCGTTAGTAGCGCAAGATGTCTATGGCTGTTTAACAGGGACCGGCTTGCTCTATAGGGGGATTTGATATGAGAATACCAAAGCCACCTATAGAAATCTTGAATGAAACTGTCGGCTATTTGGAGTATATCGGAGAAGGCGATTATAACAAACGAGAGTATGGTGACGAACAGACAATTAACCATGTTCGAATCGACCGCTCATCGAAATATTCTTGGAACGGAAAGAGCAAGGAAATCCAGTATAAAGCAGTTGTGCTATGCTACCAAGGCTTGACTACTCCGTTGCCTACTTTTAAAGAACAGTCAATACTTCGTTTTGATGGGATAGACCATGTTATCGTCAATGTGATTCCAAATAAGGAACCTTTTAAAGACGCGCTGTATTCAGTAGAATTGGAGGTACTGTAGTGTCTATTTCGATTCAAGTTGATTTGAAGGGGGCAAAAAAGAAATTGAGCGACCACAATATTCGTAGAGGACGCATTGCGATGTCTAGCCAAATTTTGCTAGATAGTGACCAATATGTACCTAACCGAGACGGAAAATTGCGACCTTCTGGGCATATGTCTCGTGATGGGAAAGAGGTGTCCTGGAACACAGTATATGCTAGAGCACAGTTCTACGGTAAAAATGGGATTGTTACTTTCAGGAAGTATACAACACCAGGTACTGGAAAACGTTGGGACGAAAAAGCTAAAGCAATCCACATGACCGATTGGGTACAGCGTTTTGTGAAAGGAGCAGGTTTCTAATGGACTTTCTTAGTCAACTTAAAAATCATATTAACGAAAACCTGAATTTGCCCTTTCAAATGAAAATTGGGTATTTAGATGACCAAGAAAGTTTAGTTGTCTATACTCTGCCAGGTAGCTCGGTGAAAAGAGTATACTACGATGGTACTAAAGAGTTAACGCTTAACATCGAGATTGCAATTAAGTCTAAACAAGGTCAATTAGCTGAGGATTCTCTTTGGCAGATTGCAGGTCTTTTAGAGGTTCTAGAAGACCTGCCTAGCGCTAATGGGAGCTTTGATTTAGAAGATATAGAGGTGACGAGTCGTCCGTTTATGAATGAGGTTCATGAGCAAGGGTGGCTTGTCTTTTTGTTAAACGCAAAAGTAAATATAACACAATTAAAGGAGAATTAATCATATGGCAAAGCATAAGAACGCTCTGCGTGGGCATTTTATTGCACCGTTTACATCCATTGACGCGAAACCAAACACGGACGCATGGCTTGAATTGGCTAGATGGATTTCTGATGTAACAGATGACACAGATGAAAAAGTTGATGAACAGGCATACTACGACAGTGATGGGACAGAAGAAACGGTCGTTACAGGTGTAAAAGTCGCCTATTCATTTGAAGGGTTGTACGACCCAGAAGACAAGGCGCAGAAGCATATCGCTGATTTGAAACTCAAATTAGGTAATGACCGTCTTGTCTGGCACAAAGTCGTATCTGCTGATAAGAAGAAAGAGTGGGTTGGACTTGCGACTGTAACCGAAATTATTGCAGGTTCTGGGGCGGCTTCTGAGTATGAGAAGTTTGGATGTAAGATTTCTTACAATTCTATTCCGGAAGAGTCTGTGCCAGTAGGTGGCTAGAGAGGTCTTGTACCTCTCTTTTTGTTTATTGAAAAGGAGAAGATATGGCAAACGGTATCAGTGTTGATGTTGTTCGTAGCGGTTTTCCAGTCAGTATTGGTCCAGTAGAGCTTTGGTTTGATACTTCCGATGAGTTCTTAGTGACTTTTTTCGATTTGGAACAGGAAGCCCAAAAACGGTTGGCAGAATTTGAAAAATCAATTGTCGAAGCGAATTTGGACAAGAAGTTAGAAGAAGGTATCACTAAGGACACCTTGCTTGGAGCTATTGACCTGGAGAAAAAACTACTTGAAATTCAGTATGATCTACTCTTTGGCGATGGGACATTTGAGAAATTATATGCAGAATTTCCGGACCATCAAGCATTAGATTTAACGCTTGAAAAGGTGGCTGCATTGATTGAAGCGAAATTGTCTGAGTTAAAAATTGAGCGCGAAAACATTGTAAAAGAACGTATCAACAAATATAAGAAAAAGTCTAAAACTGCTAAGAAGTAGGTGGTCAAATGAGATTAAATGACCCTCTTTATGACAGTTTCGAATTTGATGGTGTCGTTTATCCATTAGACCTATCTTTTAATAAAGTCTTAGATACATTTGATTGTCTACGAGATGATTTGCTATCCGACTTAGATAAAGTCCAGTCTTGTGTAGGTATTATTACAGGTAATTTTGATGTTGAGCTTTCTCTTGCAATTGATTTGTGGTTACACATTCGTAAGCATTTTATTGATAGTCAAGAAGATGACGAAGTGCAGTATGACAGACAAGGGAATCCGATGCCTCAAATCAAGAATGAGGGAACAGGTCCGCGTCTAATGGATTTAGAGAAAGACGCAGAATACATCTATGCTAGTTTTTTACAAGCTTATGGAATTAATTTGTTGAAAGTTCAGAATCAACTATCGTGGCAAGAATTTAAAGCTCTACTTAATTCCTTACCAGATAATACGGTTATGCAACAAATCGTGCAAATTCGCGCATGGAAACCAAGTAGCGGTGAAAGTTCTGACTATAGACAGAAAATGAGACAGCTACAAGCTAAATATCGATTAGATGACGGAGAGGAGGAAGAAGATGGCAGCTGATGGAAAGGTAACCATACTAGTTGATGTTGATGGTAAGCAAGTCAAGGTTTTAAATAATGAACTGGATAAGGTTGCGGAAAAAGGCAAAAAAGGCTCTACTTCCCTCAAGAACTTCGCTTTGGGTGGAGCAGTTTTCTCTTTAGCTAAAAAAGGTGTCGATTTACTGGTTAGCTCGCTTGATGGAGCTATTAAACGATTTGATACATTGGAAAAATTCCCTCGAGTTATGAAAGCGATGGGCCATAGTGCAGAAGATGTTGCTAGTTCAACAGACAAGCTCGCAAATGGCATTGACGGGCTACCTACAACTCTGGATGAGGTTGTGGGTACAGCTCAACGATTGACGTCTATTACGGGAAATCTTCGGAAATCTACAGATACTACACTAGCCTTGAATAACGCATTCCTTGCCTCAGGCGCTTCAAGTGCAGATGCAAGTCGTGGTCTAGACCAGTTTAGCCAGATGTTATCTGCGGGGACAGTGGACTTGCAATCATGGAAGACGTTGCAAGAAACAATGCCGTATGCTCTACAAAAGACTGCTGAAAGTTTTGGATTTGCAGGAAAATCCGCACAACGTGACTTTTATGCAGCTTTGAAGAGCGGACAAATTACCTTTGATCAATTTTCAAACAGATTAGTTGAATTAGACAAGGGTGTAGGAGGTTTTGCGGAGTTAGCTCGAGAAAACAGTAAAGGGATTGCCACATCGTTTAACAACTTAAAAAACGCAGTTGTCCGTGGTGTAGCTGGGACAATTAAAGCTTTAGATGATTTATCTAAAGAAGTATCAGGCAAAACTATCGCAGAACACTTCGATAGCATGAAGGTGGTGATTACTGCTGCTTTCAAAGTTGTAAACGGTGCAATCAAGTCTTCTACTCCTGTATTCATTTTTTTGTTTGGTGTTTTGGATAAAGGTATTGATACAGCACAAGCCTTGACCCCCGTATTGATAACTTTAGGCTCAGCTATTTTGGCGATGAGGGCAGCTAATACGGTTATTAGCGGTATCGAGAAGTTGCGGGTACTGCTTATCCAAACAAGCGCAGCCGCTGGTATGCAAGCCACAACTATGAAATCTCTCCTTGCGGTGCAAGCAGTTAGCAAAACACAGACAATGGCAGAAACTGTAGCTAGAATGCAACAATTAGGCGTGTTGAAAATGTCTGCTCTAGCCCATGCTTTGAAAACAAAAGCGATGACTGCGGAGCAAGTTGTCACTGTACTATCTACTGCTGCAACTAATGCCAACACTACAGCCGAAATGTTGAAATATAAGGCTATGTCAGCGGGTGTTCTAGTTCATGGTCTGTTAACGGGAGCTATTAGTATTCAAACTTTTGCAACCATTGCAAGCACCGCAGCTGTAACGGCGTTTAATGCTGCTCTTACTGCTTTAACAGGTCCTATAGGCTGGGTAATCGCAGGTATCGGATTGTTAGTCGGTGCTGGTGTTGCGTTATGGCAATGGCTGACAAGGGAATCGGAAGAGTCTAAGCGTCTGTCCAAAGCGCAAGAGGAGTTGGCAGAAAGCACAGACAATCTAAAGAAATCTGTTAAAGATAGTGCAGCAGCACGAAAAGATAGCCTACAAGACGTGGAAGCTAATCGTGAATCGTATAGAAAACTTTCTGCGGAAATTGTCGCTCTTTCACAAAAAGAGAATAAGTCTGCCGCCGATAAGAAGAATTTGCAGAAGAAGATTCAGACACTTAATGATTCCGTGGAAGGTTTGAACTTGGCCTACGATAAAAACACGGATTCGTTGTCGCACAATGCCGAACAGATTAACGCTCGTATATCTGCAATGGAGGCTGAGAGTACATGGGAAGCTAGCCAAAAAAACTTGCTGGATATTGAGCAACAACGTGCTGATATTGGAGCGCAATTNGCTTCTGATGTTTCAGACGCTAAGCGACGAGAAGAGTTGAAAAAGCTGAACGAACAGGAACTTGAACTACAAGCGACTCAGGCTGCTTTACAAACTGAGTACGAACAAACTTCTGCAGTCCAGCAAGCAGCGGCCGAAGCGATGGCTACAGCAGCCGAAAATGGTACAAATCGACAAGTCATTGCTTACGAGAATATGTCAGAAGCACAAAAAACAGCTATTGACAATATGCGTTCTAAGTATGGCGAGCTACTTGAAACGACAACAGGCATGTTTGACGCAATCGAGCAAAAATCGGCTATATCGATTGAACAAATCAATGCTAATTTGGAGACGAACCGTGCCGCTATTGAACAGTGGTCCTCTAACCTTGCTATTTTGGCAGAACGTGGTGTTGACCAGGGAGTCTTAGAGCAGTTACGTCAAATGGGTCCAGAAGGTGCTGCGCAAACTCAGGTTTTTGTTAATGCGACGGATGAAGAGTTGTCGGTCTTGCAAGAGAACTTTAGAGCTAACGCAGAAGCGGCTAAAAACGCTATGGGAAGCGTTATGGATTCTGCTGGTGTAGAGATACCAGATAAGGTAAAAGGTCTAGTAACCAATATAACAAGTGGCTTGCAAGCAGAACTAGCAAATGCCAATTTTGCTTCGTTAGGCGAAGAAGTCCCTAACGGTGCGGCAGTAGGAATAGAAAATGGCTCTGCTAAAGCTGTAGAAGCCACGAAGTCTGTAGGGACAAAAATACAACAAGGATTCAAGGAAAATCTAGGTATTCACTCGCCTTCAAGAGTGTTTACCGAATTTGGTGGACATATCACAGAAGGTCTCGCGAATGGTATCACCAACGGCACTAATTCTCCAGTTGGTAAAGTGAAGAATCTAGCAGTTAAATTGAGAGAACCTTTTTCAGGAATCAGCGGTAGATTTTCGGAAATTGGAGCAATGGCAATGCAAGGTTTGGCTGGTGGTATCCAAGCTAATGCTGGAGTTGCTATCGCTGCCGCCAATTCTGTTGCAAGTCGAGTAACTTCTACAATTAAGCGTGCTTTAGACATTCACTCTCCATCCCGTGTCATGAGAGACGAAGTCGGTCGCTTTATTCCTCAAGGTATCGCAGTTGGTATCGAAGCAGATAAAGATGTCCTTGAACGTACAATGGCTAAATTGAAACAATCGGTTGCTATTACTGCACCAGAAGTATCATTAGGATTGGATAAGAGTCTAGCTAGTCAAGTGACGGTAAGAAGCAGCAGTAAGCATACTGTTACCGAAAAAATCGAACATGTGTTTGATAAATCTAAAGAACAAGTTAATCGTGCATTGGAGATTGCAGAAGAAGCTTTGCAAAGACCTGTTTACATGGTGCTCGATGATGGAACTTTAGTAGGCAGGCTAGGAGAAAAACTCTCTCACTATCAGAGTCCAGCAGATAAAATCGATATGATGTTAAGGAGGATTTAATGACAAATTTATCAATTGTTTTTAATGGCTATGATTTATCACAAGTCATGCGCATTACTGATATTAAACGTTCTATCGGCAATAACAGGAGTGTCTCAACAAATGACGCTCCAGCTATTGGTGTTAACGTACATGAAATAAAAATAGGTCCTAAAACCATCAAAGTCGGTTTTACTCTTAAAGGGACAAATTTAGAAAGTGTTAAGCACGAATTAGCCGGTGTATTTCGAACTGACGAGGTAGCGCGCTTAACTTTTTCTGATGAGCCTGATAAATATTATCTAGCATTAGTTATTGGCGAGATTGAACCAGATAATGTTCGTAGCTGGTATCAAAAAGGAGAAATCGAATTCCTAATCCCTGACGGTGTCGCTCATTCGACAGCCTATAAACGTTTTGACAATCCAAGAGAAGAAAACGGGAAGTTGGTCTTTGATTTAGTGAACAACGGAAACGTACCTGCTCCTCCTATCATTACGATAAAACACAATTCCGAAAACGGCTATATCGGCATCATAAACCAAAACAATGCCCTAGAAATCGGAGACCGAGAAGAAGCAGACACGGAGACGTATAAGCGTTCGGAAATTCTTTTCGATTATGTCTCTGACAACGGTATTGTCAAAGGCTTTGCGCAAGGTCAAAAAAACACAGCTATTCTAAATGATTTATCACAATCGTTAGACACTCAATTGTATATAAAGAACGAGTTCGGTCGCCCGCATTTAGCTATGGGTAGCCGAGGTGCCGGTTCTGGACCGCATCATGCTGGTTCTATTACTTGGGAAATTCCGCTGGACAGTAGTAGTGATAGAGGTGCTTTGAATGAGTATCTTTGGTGGAGGCAAATCTTCTGGGCAGGGAGCGCCATGCAAAAGGGCTTTATTAAGTTAACGGTCTCTGATACAGAAGATCGTTTTTTGTATGGCGTCGAAACATTTAAACACGGAAATGGTATCGATTCGGAATTCAATCTGCTTGTCTCAGACGGTCGTAGCGGATACAAGATTTTGAGGAGTTGGCCGTTTAAATGCACACATTTAGATAGCGACAATCCGTTCAACGCAGAGAGAGGTTGGGAGGATATTCTAAGGCGTGATGATATGTTACAAGTGCATTGGTGGGGTTCGTATCCTCAATTCTATGTTCCAGAAATAAAAGGTCGAAAATCCGCTAAGATTCATGTAGCTTTAGGCGCTTTAGGAAGTCATCCACATATCCATCACATGTATTTAGACAGTATAGTCTATCGCAAGGACTTTGTGACGGGAACTGTAGATGTTCCTAATCGTTTTCAGATTGGTTCTACTGTAGTGCTGGATGTTGAAAAAGACTTGGTTACAATCGACGGACTACCCGCAAATCATCAGGTTGTAGATGGGTCTGGATGGGATTTGGTTATTCCGCCGGGTAAGTCTAAATTAGAGATTTTGTTGTCTAGCTTTATCCAAAAGACTCCGACCGTCTCCGTAAATATCGAAGAAAGGCACTTATAGATGATTTTAACGATTCATGATAACAATTTACAAAAAGTTGCCTTTATTGATAACAATAAACAGGAGACTTTGAATTTTTACAACGATAAGTGGACACGTTATCTGAGTAAAGCAAGTAGCCTTTTTGAATTTACTGTATCTAAACAAACCATCCAGACGGATGTTGCCCCTTATCAAACCGCAAATGCACTGAATGATCGGTCTTTCGTTTCGTTTGTGTACAAAGGACGGACATATCTCTTTAATGTCATGACTATTGAAGAGACTGAACATACCATTACCTGTACTTGTAAAGATTTGAACTTGGAATTGACTAACGAATACACCAATCCATTCAAATCTAACAAAGCTCGTACATTCGAAGAATATTGCAACGTTATGGGCTTGTTGGATTTTGCAGCTTTACGAATTGGCGTCAATGAAATCTCTGATCAAAGGCGTACACTTGAATGGACAGGACAAGATACCAAGTTGAACCGCATTCTATCGCTGGCTAATAAGTTTGATGCAGAAGTTGATTTTGAGGTTAAACTGAACGCTAACGGGACTATCAAGGATTTTATCTTGAACGTCTATCGAGAACACGATGATAAACATCAAGGTGTCGGAAAAGTTCGGTCTGATATTATCTTGAAAAAAGGGAAAAACATTCGTTCTATTAAGCGTAAAATTGATAAAACGGATTTAATTGTCAATGCAGTCAGACCGACCGCACAAGGCGAAAATGGTCAAGAAATAACCATCGCAGGCTTAGGACCTTGGGAAGTTAAAAACGAAAATGGAGTGGTGGAGTTTTTCCAACAAGGAGAAATGCTCTACGCTCCTATTTCTATGCAGAAATATCCGTCTGCATGGACAGATTCTACTGGTAATCGTGATAAATATACTCGCAAAGATATTACTGTGGATACCAAAAGCAAGGAAATGCTTAGGACGCAGGCTTACAAAGAGTTAATGCGTTCAGCTTATCCGTCAGTTACTTATGAAATTGATGGGTACGTTGATTTGGAGATAGGAGATACCGCCAAGGTCTACAACGGAGATTTTTATCCCGCCTTGTTGCTAGAGGTGCGCGTCTCAGAACAAACTATCAGTTTCACCAAGCCAAGTACTAATAAGACTGTATTTGACAACGTCAGAGCGCTAAAAAACAAGTTGTCGAGCGGTATTCAGGAGCGTTGGCAAGAGCTATTTGAAGCCTCTAAACCCTACTCCATCAAGTTAGCTACGAATAACGGGGTCGTCTTTAAGAATCAAGAAGGCGAGACCGTAATTACTCCAAGGCTTTACAAGGGTGGTCAGCCGTCTGTATCAAGTGTTGTTTGGAGTTGGACACTAGGGGACGTGACGACAACAGGGGTGAATTTTAGGGTTAGTGGTTATGACGTCAAGGAAACGTCCAACTTAGTAGTATCTGCCTACGTGGATAACGTGTTGGTGGCCAGCACAGAGGTGACTCTAACAAACTTAGCTGAGCCCATCCTCATGACCATCAAGACCAGCAACGGCAACTTGTTTAAAAACAATCTCATCAACACGGTACTTACTGCTACGTTGTGGCGAGGTGGAAAAGAGATTGATACAGATGGCAGTCAATTTAGCTACATTTGGACTAAGACGGACGCAGATGGCGTCGCAGATACTGCTTGGAATCAAGCACACACGTATTCGTCCAAATCTATAACTATCACGCAACAAGACGTATTTAGACGTGCTCAGTTTGAGTGCGCTATCGAACCAATTTAAGGAAGGAATTACGATATATGGGAATTATTTCAAGCGGTCAAATTACCATCACAGACTTGTCAGATGCGCCCGTACTGAGCGCTTTTATCACGGCGAAGCAGACAACAACGCAGGTGTTTGACCAGACAGCAAACAGCTACAATCCATCATATGCTAGCTCACCGCAGGTACTGACACTCAATCTTACTAAAGCTGGCCAGACAGCGTCTATCCTAAGCCAAGCAAGCAATGTGAGTTGGTACGAGTATAACGGCACTGCTAAGACACAAATCACAAGCGTAACAACTACTGATAACCAGTACCTGTCTGGTAGCAAAAACGAAAAATTGACCACGAAAGTAAATGTACCATCAGATAAGAGCGCTAAGCGTTACGAGGCGGTAGGTACGTGGACAGACCCTATCACTGGGTTAAAGGTTGATTTTAGGGCAAGTATTGACTTGTTAGCAGTACAGCTGGGCAAGCAATCATTGGTTTTAAATGTCTACACAGGCAAAGGCAATACGTTTTACAACAACCAACCAGCTAACTTGACCATCAACGCTGATTTGTACAAGGGTAATACCCTGTCAAGCGGTAGCAAGCAGATTAAATTCTTTTATGCGGACAGTTCAGTATCATCCACTAGCTCAACTGGTTATGACGCTGATGGCGGTATTGGGTGGCGTTTGTGTAACTCTACGACAACTGGTCAGACACCAAATGTCGAGCCGACAGTTAATACAACAGCGCAGGGCGTGTTGACAGTACTTGCAAGCGCCGTTCTCAATTCGCAGACTTACAAAGTTGTGTGTATCGATAAAGTCGGGGGGACGAGCGGTCAAAAAGCAACGGGTGTTGCAACGATTTTAGACTTTTCAGACCCGATTGTTGTGGTGGTTGAATCTACTGCTGGAAACACGTTTAAAAACTCATCTGGTAGTACGTCGTTAAAAGCACGGTTATATCGCAAAGGCGAGGAGTTAGACACAGCAGGGACTGGATACACCTACAAATGGTCTAAGCGTGATAAGAACGGTGTACTAGATGCTAATTTTGGCGGTACAGGTAATCAGTACAAGACAGGGAAAACAATATCTGTGTCAGCAAGCGAGATTGCAGATAAGGCAACGTATTTTTGTGAAGTATTCGAGTAAGGGGGTGGCGTATGATTCGTGCAGAAATTGAACTTGGTGGACAACTTGAAGTTGTGCTTATCGAAGCAGAAAGCAAGTCAAAAGCAATTGAAAAGATTTGGGATACATATGGGTACATGACCTACATCATTGGGCTAGAGGAGGTCTCAGATGGCACGGTTGATAGCATCCAACCAGCTGACACTGACTAATGTTAATGATGGTCAAACTGCTGTAGTCCATTTTGCTTACTCAGACAATGCTGATGGTACCGGATTAACAACTGGTGACAATGGTCAACGGTACATCGGTCACTATTCGGACTATACCCAAGCTGATAGTACGGATAAGACCAAGTATCGCTGGGCGGATAGGTGGGCAAGATTGAAACTAGAAGACAACCTTCTGCTCAATAGCTCTTTTAATCAAAACTTGAACCAATGGCAAGGAACTGGAGTGACTATAGTTGATGGTAAGGCACGAATTACAGGAGAACTTAATAAAACCAAGTACATTTACCAAAGTATCAAGTCTCAGACAGCTAATGACGATGTTAGCCAGGTATACATAGCATCAATCTCAGTTAAGGTCTCTAACTATGTGGATGGTCGTAGAAATCCATATCTTGCACTTTATATAAGTGGTATAAAGAACGACAGCGCAAAAACATGGTTTGGCGCAACATATTTGACACCCTCCCGCTTGGAAGCAGTCAACAATAAGGGAATTGTACAGTTTACCACTACTTTCAAAGTAAATGTGCCACGTAGCCAGATAGACCGTATTGATTTTCATATATATGCAAGGGATTTTACTGGGGAAGTGGAATTTGAAAAAGTATCACTCAGACGTGGAAATATTGATTTAGGCTGGCAAGCTTCTCCAGAAGACCTCCAAAACCAACTCGACACCAAAGCTGACCAAGTCCTAACTCAAGAACAGCTTAACGCTCTTAACGAGCGGGCGCAGATACTTGATGCAGAGCTTAAAGCAAAGGCATCTATGGATGCGCTTAGTGACCTCGAGAAAGCTTATCAATCATTTGTAAAATCAAATGCTGATAGCCGAGCAAAAGCAGAAGCGGATTTGGCAGAGGCAGGCAGACGGATTGAGTTGCTGGTTACGCAGTTTGGCGGCTTTAAAGAGCTGAAAACATTTATTGATACTTACATGTCAAGCTCTAACGAGGGTTTGATTATCGGTAAGAATGATGCAAGCTCAACCATTAAAGTGTCAAGCGATAGAATTTCCATGTTTTCGTCAGGGAAGGAAGTAATGTACATTAGCCAAGGTGTCATCCACATTGATAACGGTATCTTTACTGCATCAGTACAGATTGGAAAGTTTAGAACAGAACAATATCATCTCAATGCTGACATGAATGTCATACGGTATGTTGGGTAGAAAGGGGTAGATAATGGCAAAATTTAGTAATGCAAGTGGGTCTCTGTACTTAAATGTGTATATTGAGCCAGGCGCACAAAATATAGCTGCTAACACAACTGTTGTCAATTGGCGAATAACTGTAAGTCGTACAGGTGCTTACTTGACACGCAATGAGCAGGGAGATAGTACACTTAGCTTAGACATTAACGGTGGCAGAGTACACACCTCGAATCCTCGATGGAGAACATCTGGCGAAGAATTTCTGATGGCTAGTGGTTCGACAACTGTTGGACACAATGCTGACGGTACAAAGAGTTTTCCGTTTTCGGCAACGTTTAACCCCAATAACGGTTTGCATGGTGTTATCACTGTGTCGGGGAATATCGGTTTGGCAACTATCCCACGCTCTAGTTCGGTATCGGTAGGCATAGGAACTATTGGTAATGCACTTACTATCAATATCAACCGTCAAAGCTCTAGTTTTAAGCATACTGTTAGATATGCTTGGGGCAATAAACAAGGAACAATCGCAAGTAATGTAGATACGTCTACAACTTGGACTATACCTCTTGATTTTGCGAACAATATTCCAAACGCAACAAGTGGCACAGGGACAATCTTTGTTGACACCTATTCTGGTAGTACCAAGACAGGCACGCAACAGGTCGCGTTTACAGCCAACGTGCCAACAAGTATGAAACCTACATTTTCTGGTGTTACTCTGACAGACACTAATGGGGTTGCTAGAGGGTTATTAAGTGGTAATAATTTTTTGCAGATTATTTCTAATATCCAAGTAAACTTTAATGGTGCAAGTGGGTCGTATAGCTCATCTATTACAGGATATAAGGCAGAGGTAGTAAATAGAAACTTAGTTACAAACTCAAACGGTGGTACGTTGGGTATGATGAACTTTAATGGTTCCACTACTATCCGTGCATCGGTCGTGGATAGTCGTGGCAGATGGTCAGATACTAGGGATGTCACTATCAACGTTATTGAGTATTTTGCTCCTATTTTGAGCTTTACAGCACAGCGAACGAGACAGACACCCAACATCATTCAGATTGTCAGAAACGCTAAGATAGCACCAATTACGCTATCTGGTATCCAAAAGAACATTATGACCTTGACTTTTAAGGTTGCGCCTCTAGGTAGTACCAGCTATACAGCTGACAATGGCAGTGCATCTGGCAGTTGGACAACTCAGCACACTCTGAGTAATTCAGCGGCTAATATGGCTGGAAACTACCCAGCCAACAAGTCATTTACCATCATTGGCACGTTGTCGGACAAGTTCACAAGTGTTGAATTTTCAGCAACCGTAGCCACCGAAAGTGTTGTGATGAGTTATGACAAGGATGGTAGGGTTGGTGTGGGTAAAATTGCAGAGAATGGGCCTGCGGGGTCATTGGATGTGGCAGGTAATATCTATGCAGGTGGTAAGCAGATACAACAGTATCAATTGACAAATGTCGAAGGAAATACTATCTACGCATACAATACAGATGTCAATACTCATGTTAACAATGGCACACGTTGGATAAATCCAGGCTGTGCAAACAGTCCTTTTCCTTCAAACTATGGCTGGATTGAAACATACAGAGCTACTACAGATATATTTCAGATTGCTAGGTCTTGGAGTGGCGGATGGAAGGTGTACAGACGACATGCTGGCAATTACAAGTCCTCAAATGGCTCTGCCACATGGTATCCTTGGGTTGAAATAACTCCACAAACAAATCATCCAATGCTACAAGAGAAACCA